CCGGTCAGCCTTGATACGTCCACGGATGCATAATAGTTACTGCTGCCTGTGATGGCAAGTGGCTGCCCATCAGCTGTGGCCGTGATATCATAGGACGCTTCGGAAAAGTAAAATGTATATATGTCATAGTCAGTTACATCTACCGTCTCCTGGAAGATGTTTTTGACCTCATCTGTCTCACCATAGATGCTTCGGACCACATCCACCCGGCTGACTTTTTCTTTTTGCCGCCCAACCGGTGTCTTGGTCATGACACGGTAATCCATGTTGTAGTCCGTCACATCCCCGAAAACTACAGAGTCCACAAAGATCCGGCTGTTGGGCTGGCCCTGGGTAAACTCAAACTCTATTGTGTCAAATTGCGGAAACTCATGCTCTATCAGGTTCTCAGGGCCAAACGGTCCCGGCACCACATAGCTTTCCTGCAATGCCCCCTCAAAGTATGTATGTATGATCACACCCTGGGCCGGGTTGCTGGAAAAGTTAAGGCGCAGGCTGTAATAGATCATGGCTGCCTCTAAAACAATTGTAAATTTCGGATTATGCTGGAAGTCCCCATCTGCATCCGCAACCTCCGCAGATGCAAACCCGGCGGCCAGATATTGACCGGTCCGCGGCAGGAAGTACATGGTCCCGTCTGCTCTCCAATGATCCTGCGACATAGTGGCATACTCATACTTTGTCACGCCATTGACCGCGGACGGGAGGTTACTCCATGGTGCTGCATCCTCTGACTGCACGATCATACGCTCCGGGGATATGACAGTCACAAAGGCTGCCTGGATACGGATGATCCCCTTACGGTCCTGATACAGCTTGCACCGGCCTGCATTGGCAATGATCTGCAGGCATTCCTTGTGTGTCACGCAGGGCAGCGGATTGTATACCGTGACCTTTGTCAGGTACTCATCCAGTTCATAGGCCCTTTCATCCAGCCCCGCATCCGTCAGGACATCCAGTGCCAGATCATACAGCGTGATCCCTTCCGGGCGGTACAGGCCCCGGTAATATGTATCGTTCAAGTCATCTATCTTATCTTTGCTGTTAAAACTCATCATGGTGTCATCAGCTTCCCAGTCCGACAGATAAGTAACACAGCCGTCCATCCATACCGTCTTATCATCCCGCACATCATACCCATAACGGACCGTGACCTCTTGCCCCACTTCCAGGTAATGGATGGCACTGGCTTTATTCTCTACGTCAAACATGCGGTTGTAATTCTCAATCTGCAGGCTGAAATCTACCGTGGATAACTCCTCCGTCACCGGGCTGATGTATTCGGTTTTGGTGGATTTCATGATTTTCTTATTTTCAAAGCTGATACCTATACCCATAAGCATCTTCTGGATCCGCAGCCTTCCTTGCCCATTGACCATCTTTGTGGGCGTGATCAGCAGGTATTCCGTTCCGTCAAATATCTCATCGGTTGTCCAATAACTCAGTGTATTGCCGGTATATTCCACGGTTTTGATCCCATTGGCAATACTAAAATCTACCGGGTAATTCCTGCCCCAATTGATGGTCAGGCCACGGATATCATAGGCCGCCCCAAACGTAAAGCAGATAGGCCCCAGCAAATCCCTTGAAATAACACCATTGTTATACAGGTAATCCACATCCTCGGGGCGGGGCGGAAATACCATGGATCCATCTGCCCTCCAATGATCCTGCTCCAAGGTGGCATATTCCAGTTCCACGTCATAGTTGTCCAGGAGCCGTGTAAAATTGGATAGGTAGCTGTATTCAGCACCATGTTCTGCTGCCACGGAGGAATCCTTCTGGGCTACCTGATTGATGACACCTATGGTTACTACCATGTAGGATTGACTACGCAAATCCCGTGACATTGCCTGCTTATACTCGGATGATGCCTTTTGCATTACTCAATCACCCCACAGTCTATGAGGTTGCACTTGCAATCGGTATATGAAATTGGTAAGTGCGTCCTTTTGTCAACCCAATATGGTTTTGCGCTTCTGTCTCCCGGATACATCTTGATAGTAAGCCAGTTATTGTTTACCATATCTGGTATTGTAGCGATTACAAAGAACCCTTTTGAGTCTGATCGTGTATTTGCAAATTCCTTAAGCATAGATGACCATGTAGCCGCATCCAAATAAGGCCATACTAAATTATTGGCCTTATGATTGTCTCGTCCAACCACCTGCCCTACAACTTCACCATAAGCATTACGTCCACTACTCACAAATGTGGACACTATTAACTCCAGGCCGCGTGCAGGAGCAGGAAACGGCTTTCCATTTATCGTAATTATTGATTCCAATTCAATCACCACCAAACAAAAAAAGCACCAGTTAACCTGTTACGATTAACTGGTACGCTAGGTACGCTTAATATGTAGGAATAAAATAAGATTTAACCCACAGCTCTATCTTTACCAAGAAATTTATTTATAAAATACTGTTGTCCTTTTCCTGTCACCAAAGTTGTCCTGGTTAACCGAACGCTGCCATCCGGGTTATCAATTGCCCTTTCTTTTACTTCAAACAAACCTAATTCCATAGCCTTCTGAGTAGGCATCCTGCGCCGGTCCCCATTCTTAATTAGGTATCCATTGTCATACATCCATGTAAATAATCTGTTCTGGCCAATAGGTACACCGTTCTGAGAAATCAGTTTTGCTAGATTACCAATAAGAATTGATTCTTTACTGGCAGCTACAGCATCCGCAAAGATAGCCTTTGGTTTCATTGATTCATTCTCTGCCTCCAAGGCCCTTCGCTTTTCACGTTCTTCTTTCAATGCCGTAAATGCCTTGATTGCCAAGTCTGGATCATCTAGCAAATCATCAACTGCATACATACCATGTCGCCGTATGGTTTTCAGGATTTCTTTGACCTTTTTCTTGAATTCCTTCGCCAAAGGTTTATGACTTTGCATTAACACTTCATAAAGCCCATCCTCTGTCAAAAACCATGTTTCTTGAATTCCGCCAAGGGTCGGAAGGTTTTTCCGAACCTTTTCTGTACCATCAACTGTGGCCAGCATTTTATTTATGGATGATACATCATACTCAATCCATAAAGCAACATCTTTCGCCCAAAACAGTGGCTCATCTGGTGTTCCATAAACCCTAAAGTTCTTCCCTAATACTTCCTGTTCCTTAATAATTGATAATTCGCCCATATTATCACTCTCCATAATAAGTGGGGTGTAGAGGGACTTAGTGCTACCTCACGGTAGGAGCCCGACCTATTAGTGACTACCGGTATTTCCCCCAGATGCCTTTCGCAATCTGGAGGAGACGAAGCAAGTTCGGAGCATACCCGAACAGGACTTTTGCTTCTGTATCCCGGAGAACGAAAAAATCGCTCAATCGGGATACTGCTTGCGGCCCCGATTAAGCGACCTTATGAATATATTATATACTATTTGCATGTGGATTTCAAGCTATTACCTATTATCTGTTCGATTTTAAAAATTTGTTTACATTAACTGTTGGTAAAATCAAAGGTGTCACATTGGCTGATGCTGTATATGTAGATACAATTGCGCGAATATATGGATATAAAATTGCTACTGCATTTGCCTGATAGTGATCAATATTATTATTCTTTTCTACCCCTATAGAAAAATATCCCACAACTATAACTTTCATTTCAAACGGATATTTATTTTTAATAGCTTCATCAAAAATATGTACTATTAAACGAATTCTCATATGTTCATTAGAATCGTCTGAAGTTGCCTCTACCTCCATCTTGATATCGATGTTAACCTCTTCTTCTTCATATGCAGAATTAAGTTTAAATTGTATCTCTTCTACTTCATATTTTTCAAAACGGATAATTCCTGGTTCAATATTCGCCATCTTTATGCCGCACCTCTATATTTTTCTTCAAAATCACTTAAACAATCTTCTCCAAATGACTTTTTGGACATAGTATTAACATATGTTTCTTTAGGAAAATCATCAATAGGAAAATTATAACTGCTAATGGAACTATCCTTAATCACACCAGCACCACAATCATAACAAATTTTTTCAAATTCATCATTAGACAAAGAATCAAAAAAGTCATCAATCCTCTGTAATCTTTCTTCCAGTGTCATATTTTTTAGCATTCTAATCACCCCTTATATTTGCAATTATTACGACTTCTGTAACCATAGTACTGATTCAGCTTTTTCTTATATAGATTATAATCAAATTCTTGAGTGCACTCATGCAAATCGACAATAATATTAGGATTTTTAACACAATATTGCAGTTCGCTCAAACCATTAAATCTAGTTTTATATGCACTAATTTTTTCCAAAGGGAATATTCCCACCACAACATCATACAAATCTCTATATCCCAAATTATCAAACATAATGTTTAAAACTACACCATCAGTCATCTCAACAGAATTTAATCGTTTTGCATAAGCAGCTTTTTTCTGCGCTTTTTCCCTAGCGTAATCAAACTCAATCCAACTTTCTGGATTTAAAAGTGAAAACATTCTATCATCTTTCACTTCAATAGAAACTTCCAAAATCATATACTTCTGATACAATTCATCATCTATTTTCTCTTTAGGATATATCTCTTTGAACTTTAAATTTATCCAGCGAAATACATTAAGTTTATCATTATATAGATAAATTCCGTCACCTAGCCAATGCCCATCTCCGCGACTATATTCCATGTGCTTCTTTCGGAGCATTCTTTCGCCACGTTCTCTCCCTGTTCCATGGTACACTAAACGTCACCAACTAACTTTAGTATTTTACTATATTTCTCTTTCTGGTTATGGTGTGTACTGGTACGTATTATTACACACTATATTTAGATTATACCCCAAAAAGACCAAAAAGCAATCTTTTTATTGACTTTTGAGTTTTTTTGTCTACTATATTACAAATTTCGTCATTATTTTACCATACTTGACCTCTGATAGCTTATCCAATATGAATAAAGCCGCCAAACGGCGGCCTTCTATTTTACAATCTCACATTCAGATATATATGCTCCTCTTCTGTCTTTTGAGAAAAATATACCCTTTATCCTTACTTCTGTCCCATCTTTTATATCTAAAAACTCTTTGTTGGAGGATTCACATGGTATGCTGTTTCCTTCATCATCTTCTAGGTTAAATAAAAGTTTTCCACTATTCGCCTCACCTACGGGATGAAATATTCCTGATACATAAATTGGAGAGTTAGTTTTTATATTATATGTCTTGACTTTTTCATTCTGTATTTTTCGGTACGTGTTCCAATATTGTTCGTTTCGCTTTTCATCCGAAACTTCCCCCCCATAAATTTCCTTTTCAGTCATTTCATCCAATGCAGATGCCACTTCTAATTCAACATTGTTATAAAGCCTACTTAATTCATTTACTGAAAACTCTTGAACCTCAGCTTTTGAACACCCCACAACAAACAGACATAAAATCAATAGTACAACAATTTTTTTCAAAACAGTTCTCCCCTCTCCTATAATACCTTAAAGATATCATATTCAAGGACGAATGTAAATATTTAGGTAGGTCGGAAGTTAAATCCTCCCCTACGTGTGGTTTTAGTAAGCTCCTCATTTATTTTCTGCCATTTAGACTAAAGCAAAGCCGCCTTTCGGCGGCTCCTTACATGCGCTCAGTTCAATAGAACAACATGACTTTTGATATGTTCTTTATAATGTGACCAATTAAGAGTTATTGCTACTGCGCGCGCAACTTTTATATCTGTCTCATTATACTCCTTGAGTTCTTTCTTGCATATTTCCACAAATTCATCTTCATTAATTGGGTATGCCATTATGCTACTACCTCCCCGTATACCACTGTGCAAGATTTGCAATTACCTTTGGAATCACAATAGCTAATCTTGGTGGGATAACCATTTTCTGCAATCCACCACTTCACCTCTTTCAAAACAGAAGGTTTATACTGTGTTGTTACATCCTCGTGTCCATTTTTGCTGAATGCTGTGGTAACAATTTCGGTATTTGAAATATGTAACTTCTTAATTATAGCTCCAACTGCTTGATTGTGAGGTTTTCCGCTACTGGAATAAATGCCCAGTTCCGTTGCTATCTCCGTACAATCATAAAGTTTCGGCATATCTTCCTTGTCAGTTATCAGTGGTGCTTTTACTTCGTACCCCAAGTCTGTGTACAACCGTTTCACTTCTGCTGCCACATATACTGGTTCCACTTTAGCTTTTTCCAAAGTACTCATGACATTCTTCACCATCATGTTGACTGATGATAATGGAAGACGTTTAGGGGACGTTGATTTCTCTTCCTTTGGCATCTCGTATGATCCGGTCTTGCGAAGGATGGGGAGAACTTCATCCGCTATCCAATCTGTAAAGGCTTCGGCATTTGGCTTGTGGCTTTTGAAAACGAGCTTATAGACGCCACTCTCCGTGAGAAAATTCTCCCCAGCGTTATTCAGTTTTCGGAAGTCAATATCTTTGACATCTGAATTTTTAACCTTGATCGCCTGTTTTCTATTCATCTTTGCAATCGCCATCCTTACAGCGCTCTCTCCCAGTTCCAGGCATTCCCCTACGTGATATGGATTAAACAATGCCTGTCCATCTAATTCAAATACTTCTACTTCATGTCCTTCAAAAATCATTAAATTGTTCATCTGATCTTTCTCCTTTTTCTCGATTTGACAAATCGGAGAAAATAAGGTAAGATAACCCTAAGGATAGGGCCTACCCTATTCCCTCATGATTGAGTAAACACACTGCCTGCCAAAGCTATCGTGTTTGCTCTTTTTTTGTTTCATTCTCATCCAAATCCTTTTCAATAAGCGCAACTAAATATTGTATTCCGTTCGCCATCTGTGGCGAACGCCCAATAATCCACACCTTCCTCTGCGAAATTGGGGTTAGTATGGGTGCATAGAATTTCATTTGTTGATTCATAAGCTCATTCATCTTTTACCTCCATCATCTATGCAATCTCACGATTAATACGTCCAATCTCTAATTGCATGTTGGTTGGTGGCTGCCAACGATTTATGTACTCAAGGGCTTCTTTAAAGCGAACCCGTGGAAGATTGGCATAGGCATTAATATTGAAATAATCGTAAAAGTCATGCCATATTCTAGAAAATACTTTTGCACGTATACTGTTACCTTCATCATCTTTGTATCTGTAGGCTCTGGCTTCTTTGCCGCCCAATGCAGATCTAACGACATCTGCCACAAAATCCCGAAGCTGTTTCTGCTGGGAATAGTCAATATTCATTGTGTTTTCCAATTTATCAACCTTATCTTCAACAGTAACCAATCGCTCCTTCTGTTCATCCAGCATCCCAAGTTGAACCCTCATCATTTCCTCTGGGGACATTTTCCTTACTTGGTACATACCTGTTTTTCGGAGTGCGGGAAGAACCTCTATAGCAAGCCACTGCTGATACTTCAATGCCCTGTCATTTCCAGCTTTAAAGCCAAGCATGTAAAACAGGCTCTCAGGAATATATTCGTCTTTCCCCCATTCGTGGGGGAAACCACACTCGACACTAAAACCATTCATTCTTTCCCATCTAACAGACGTATACTCTTTCCCGTTTTTTACCTGTGTCTGTGTCCATCCAAACCCAATAGCCGTGTCCTCCGCATTGACAGAAATACTACCATCTGGATTCAAAATTGTCCTTACCTGTAAGCCAAGTTCACCATTTTCAAATACCTTTACATTGTTTTCCATTAATATATCAAATCTCCTTTCTTGATTTTCCGTAAAAGGCATGATATATTATATTTGTCATTCCTTTTATGGATTGAAGTGCTATAGAAGTTGCAAACTTTGGTAGGGGAGCAACTTCTATTCTTTTTTGGTTCCATCTTTTCTTCCTTCCACTACAACAATTTCAGTCACGTCCACGTTAAGGGCATTTGCTATTTTGCCTATGGTTTTACATGTGGGTGCCTGAACACCTTTCCTTATCCTGCACAATGTTGCTGTACCGACACCTGATGATAAGGATAATTCTTTTAAATCGATGCAATTACGAGCCATGTGCAAATCAAGCTTAATGTTGTCGATTTTCATTTTCATTCTCCTTTCCGATATTTTAATTGACGTTTTTAATTCTAGCATTATCCATTGTCGGTGTCAATGGTTTTTTAAATAAATATTGATTTTAATTGTCGTTTTTGATATACTATTTATGAAAGGGGGCGCATCATGCCAGATAATCAGTATATAGGAAGTAAGATCAAGAAGCTTAGAAAAGAAAAACAGCTAACACAAGTTCAATTAGCTGAAAAAATTGGCAAGACAGAAAGTTCTGTCCGAAAATATGAAAAGGGCCTAACAGAAATTCCTATCAGTGTATTAGAGGACATAGCAAATGCCCTAGATACCACTATTTACTATCTTGGTTCTATGGATTTAAATGATATGAATAAAGATTTTAGAGAGCAAGGCAATAATTTCTTTATATCTCTTTGTAACAGTGCAGGATTTCAGTGCTATGAATATGTTTTCCATGGCAGACCTGGGTTTGTAATTTTAACAGATGATAGAGACTGCTTTATTTCATCAGACAAAGCAGATAGTATAATCAATAATATAGCTAAATATGCCCGATTTTCATTAATAGAAACTATGCCATCATTGCATCCTGTAGAAGATAATCCACCAGCAAAAATCCCTCGATTAATGTTTAATTGTACCGGAAATACAGAGGAATGATAAAAGCCGCCGAAAGGCGGCTTTTTATATCCTCATTGCACTATCAAGATCACACAACCTCCATTTGTTAATTCAACAGTATCTCCATCTTTCAGCGTTAAATTATGATACACACCCTCCTTGGGATCTATTATCTCAGAACAAATATCTCCATATTCTGTACCTTTGCTTGATACTTTAAAAAGACCACTTTGCACACCAAAAACATTGTACTTTCCCGCGGGTATGTCCTCGCCAACAATATATTTCCCCGTATCCAGCGGAATATTGGGATTGTCATCAGAAGTATCTGACTCTTTAATCAACTCTGAACTTTGTAATGTTCTTTCTTGTTCTTCATAGTAAGTCAAATTTTTTTTAAACTCTTCTATTTCTGTAGAATAATCAAACGTTCCAGTAGATACACTAAAAATAAAATTATATAACTCACCATTTTTATAAACCGCTATTGAGTGTATATCCTGACTTCCACCATCACTTATTACATTAGCAGTCAATTCTATAGCATCTTCTCCAGATTTTATATTTACTATTGCTCTTTTTTCATTTTTAACCACTTCCAACGTGTCAACAAATCCATCAAAATACGTCATGAGTAGTTTGAAAGAATCTTCATCGGACACTTCTATTGGTATCATGATAACAGTCAACATGATACCATCCCCATAATAGTAAATAGCCTCCTCTTTCTCTTCCTTATTTGTAAGCCATGATTCTGGAAGTATATAAATAAAATTACCTATCTTTGATGCACCAGTATTTTCCTGCTCGTACAAATTACCTTTTGGTCTTTGAACGTCCTCTCCTTCTACATCTATCGCTATTTCAGCGCCATTTGTACTCTTAACTGTTATTTCCTTTTTATCCTTTTCCTGTTTATCCACTGCTTTGCTACATCCGAAAACAAGAAGCACACATAAAAGTGTAAAAATAAAAGCTCTTTTCATAAGCCATCCCCCACTTCCATAATTATCCTAAGGATAACATAGAAGAGTGGGGTTGTAAATATTATATGGGGCGGAATTTAAAGCCACCTCTGCGCGTGGTCTTTGCTATTTCCTCATTCACCTTTCGACCATTCAGACTAACCATAGTATCCTTATCGGCAATTTCCTGAAGAAGTTCTTTCTGCTCTGGCATAGATTCCAGATTGTCCAATTTTTCTAAATTACGCAATACCGGCATAAGTTTTCCGTCTATCACATTATTTATGGCCTCTACTATTATGTTATCTTTGCCATCCGATGACACGCTCACCTGTCCGCCAACTTTACCCATAATAGTCTGATATCCTATGCTAAAATCCTGTCCATAATTTGGAACATACTTAGTGTAACTATCATCAATATTAAATCCCAGGCCAATGCTTGGTGCATTAATCGCACTAGCCCATTTGTTAACTGCAGACTGTGTGGTTCCTCCTAAATCAGAAAAAGCATTATTAAATCCCTCTATATCATAAGCTGCCATTCGGTAAAACCTTTTTGATGGGGATTCAATTTCAAATTCCTCTTCAGCTTCTTTCATGGCATCACGAGCCCATTGTCTGATTGCATCCTTTGCCAAATATGAAAACTTATGTATTCCTTCAGCAAATCCTTCATTAATGCGTTTAGCCATATTATAGAAAGAATCGTACATTCCCCCTACGCCATTAATATCTGAATCTCCCCAGAACCATTCACGAACATTTTGAGCCCAAGTCTCAACTGGAATTTGAGATTCAATAAAGCTTTCGTTAATTTTGTCATTAAAAGCCTTTATTATATTTTCTGCAAATTTTGACCAAGACATTTCATTAATGCCTTTTGTTTCATCTTGCCCGGAAAACCATTCCCTGTCACTTTTGGCCCATGTCTCCATTGGCTCCTGAGAATCTTTAGTTTTAGTCTTTATCTCTTGATTGAATCCCTTTGTAGAATCGTCAGCAAACCCTTTAAATGTCTCTGCATTTATTCCACCATGGTTCTGTCCAGCATAGTACTCCCTTGTTAAATCTGCCCATTTCTTAACTGGTTCTTGTGATGATGCCGCATTTTCAATAAAGCCATCGTTCGCACCACTAATGGCAGCAACTGCATTACTTTTTCCTGCCTCATAGCCCTCCTGCTTCTTTTCAGCAATTCCCTGGTTATATTGATCTCCAGCATACTGCCCTGCTCCTAACATTTTTTGGGTTATCTCGTCTGACTGCAATGCATCTGTCACAGTATCGCTAATCTCCGTTGCCGCGTTGGAAGCTCCCGCCTTTCCGCCATCAGCAACGCCAGTTATGATGACCTGTCCCCCCTCATATGCGACTTGCACACCTTTGCTATTATATTCAGCTTCTATCTGTGCCCAAAGTTCGTCAGTCATTGTAGGGACGGTATCTGCAATTCCCGCTTTACCTCCAACACCAAATTGGATTATACCGCGGTTTCCCAAATCATAAAAATCTTGGTCTATTGTCCCATATGCAGAGATTATTTCATTATATAAAGCAACTGCATCTGTTCCAACAACTTGCTTTCCATCGATAAAAACCCCACCTAAACTGTCAATTGCTGCTGAAGCTTTTATTACAATTTGACTAAAATCTGCCTGATTTGTCGTTTCAATCAATTCGCCGAGTTTTTGTTTGTGCCCTTCAAGTGCTTCTTGTGCAACCTCATTGGCTATGGTAGCATTTTCTACCCCAACTTTTAATTCTGCCTGCCGTGATGTGGACTCCTGTAATTCTTTTTTATAAAAGTCATACCGCTGTATAAGCGAATCCACCATGACGGCATCATTATCCATAGATACACCGCAGTCCTCAAGTGTATCTCTATACTTCTCCATGATTACACTTGAATCAGTAAAGTTATTGGACATATCAGCCATTATGTCCCTTAATGCCATTACCTTTTCCTGATTAACATCATATTGTCTCTCTGATACTGCCAACTCTACATTTGCTTTGGCCAAAGCATTCGCATAATCACTGACAACCTGGTCATATGCCATTACGCGCATATACTCCTGCTGCTTTTCAATGACTTTTTGAATTTCATCTTTTTGAGTTGTATATCGTCCCGTTGTCATATCAATTTTATCCCTTAACTCCGGGCATTTATCAATCAACTGCTGGGCATACTCTCTTAAATTATTCTGTTCTTTAGCTGTCAAGTGAGTTTGATCTGCCAACCTAAAGTATGCGTCCTTCAAAGTATCAAGCTGTTTTGCATCACTTTCTGCATTAGAAATAATCTTACCACTATTTTCAGATAGTCTTCCAATTGCATCAGCTGCCGCTTCAAGTTCAGAATTATTAGAGCCAATATCTTTCTGAAACTGAATAAACTCATCTGCCATTTGCTTATCCCAACTCTGTTGCATTGTAAGCAATACACCAGCAAGTGCTCCCAATCCGCCCACAAGCAATAAAATAGGATTAGCCGCCGCTGCCGCTAATAGTCCTGATAATGCTGTCTTTATTTCTGCGATGGCCGCTATAGCTGCTGTTACTCCTGTGAATGCTAATATAGCAGTTGCAAGACCACCTATGGCACCGCCTAATCCAATCAGTACATCCTCTGGAATCAGTTTTACCGCATTCGCTATACCATTTAAAGCTGCTGACAACATTTCAACGGCACTGCTAATAGCCGGGGTAAGTACTCTCGCAATTCCCTCTATGAACAATACAAGTCCATCACCTATTCCTATCGCAAAGTATGATAGTGCTCCATAAAGATTCTTTAAAGAGCCGATTAATCCATCCCAATTGATTCTCTTGGAAAGATTTGTAAGCACATCAAGCAAGCGCGGAAGGGCATCCCCAATAGTCCACACTGCGATTGGAACTAAAAATTCTTCATAGAAATCTAACAAGGTTGTAAAGGTTAGGATCGCTATATTACCTAACTGTTCATAAAATCCGCGCAGACTATCCTGAAGCCGTGTCCAATTAATACGGTTCAGCATATCATTGGTGATGTTAATGAATCTCGGTAATCCAGCTTCGCTCAATGTCCAAAGTCCAACAGGCTTTAAGAACTTATCATAGAAGTCCTGTAATGTCCCAAAAGTGAAATCTTTCAGCTTGGAAAATCCTTCATCCCATAATTTCTTTAATGCCACTGTGGTTGGCTCTAAAAGCTTGAGCAGTTCCGAAAGCTTTCCATTCAGATCATCAACAAAACTGGTTCCATCATTCAGATCCCCATAATCAACATCTGCTCCGCCTCCAGCACCACCGCCACCGGTACCACCTTTATCATTAGGAGAAATAATATTCAGTTCATCAATACCAGAAGTTGCATTGGCAAGGTCTTTGGCTGCCTGTGCTGCCCCACCTAGATTTCCTGCCAGTCCACCGGCTGCATCCTCTGCATCCTCAATTCCCCCTGCAATACCTCCACCAGCCTGGGCGGAGTTGTCCCCAAAAATCAGAGCAGTAAGTGCGCGGAATGCATTGGCAGCCGTCTGCAAATAAGCCAGAAGTGTATTAAGCGCTCTGACCACATGGACAATGATATTGATGAACCCTTGGCCCATGGTTGTACTGAACTGCTGGAACTGTAATTGAAGGATTCTAAGCTGGTTTGCAAAGGATCCCTGAGTACGCACAAAATCCCCGGCTGTCTGATCCGTGGTCGCCATGATATACTCATACCGCAACATGGCCTGTTCTGCCAGGGTCATCTTATTGTAAAGCTTTCCGAATCCATTGGACAGAGCAAAGGCATTCAGGTTTGCAACGTTCATGTTAACGCCCAGCTGCTTCATCGGCTCCGTTTCACCGGATACGGCAGAACGGATCTTATAATAGGCATTATCAGTACTGATATTATAAAAGGATGCAATATCCCCAGCCCTTCCGGTCAATCCCATTGCCATATTCGCCGCGTTCTCCTGCGCAACTCCCAAGGACCGGTACATGGACATAAGGACACCGGAATACTGTTTTGCTGATAGTTCAGACACACCGAACTGTGTTGCCGTGGTCTTAGCAAATGCATTTGCCTTACTTGCCATGCTTCCGAATGCCACGTCAACCACGTTCTGAGTTTCTGTCATTGAGGATCCCAGTTCTATACAGGATTTTCCGAACTGGATAATCTGACGGATTCCCAGCATGATCCCGGCTGCTCCCAACATACTCCTTATGGATGCTCCAAAGGAAAGAACCCCAGTGCTTGCCCTGCGGCCAGATGTTGATACCCGATCCATAGCGGTAGCAAGCCCATTGGAGGCCGAACGTGCCTTGTTCCCCTGGGATGCCAGATTAGCCAAAGCATTCGTAAGAGAAATGACATTCTGGCTTACCTTTGGTGCTTTGGACAGCGTATTCATAGTCTGTGTCAGGCTATCTGCAAGCTGCGGTAAATTAGTAATAGCATTGGTAGTGGCCTTTCCACCAAGCTTGGCAACGGAAGATACAAACTCAGAAATATTGGGTAAAGGAGTAATCCCACCAGCAAAGGCGTTATTCAGCGCTGCCACTGCCGGCCCAACACTGTGCATATTAACAATCGCCCTCTGCACTTGTACTCCGCCCAATTTTGCGATACTGGATGCAGCTGTAGCCAAGCTCCTGGCACCATTCGCAACGCCTGAAAGCCCCTGGAATCCTACCAGGAGCGAACTAAGCCCTCGCCCTACTGCCGCAAGGTTTGAGACGTCAACTCTATTAAGTTTGTCTATTCCATTGGAAATCCGGTTAAAATCAGCCGCTTTTATGCCCGATGCTGATTTCATGGAGACAGCCAGATTACCTACTCCATTACCGATTGCAGAAAACTTGCCGGTATCAAAACCGCCAAGTGCTGCAGACATCTTTGAAAGGCTTGCTGACAGGCGATCAAGGGCCTTATCGGCATTCCCAAGATTAGAAATTATATCAATACTTAATTCTTCAATACTTGCCATCTGAGTACCCACCTACCTTTCAGGGAGGTACGCTGGGTACTCAATTTGTTGTATCTACAAAATCATCATCTACAGCCTTACAATACTGTCTAAACTTAAGAGCGTCCAACTGATAATCATGATCCTCTGGATTCTCCTGCAACTCCTTAAGCTGTGAAAATGGAAGCCTGGGATAAATGTCTGGCTTACCATTAAGTGCCGCACCTATGGATGCCATGAAATACCTTCCTGCTTCCCACGCCATACGGTCCTCGTGCTCCAACCTCATTTCAAATGCCTTTTTCCATGGCTCCATTTTCCTCGGATTCAGCTTCCAAAAGCGTTCCTCTGGTATCCCCAAGAATAACGCCTGTGGCAACCACACCATATAAACAGCATCCCTAAAGCTTTTTACTTCACTACCTTCGGAAGATGGTCCTGAGGCTGAATCGGCGGATTCTCCTCGATTCCCATCATCTTTGATAAAAAATCAGCTTCCTCCATGCATTCGTTGATAATATTATAAATATCAATTATGCTCTTTTCATTTTCAGTAATCAAGCGCTGGACCAGCGCACCAGCCTGTTTCTCCGATGTTATTTCTTCGCTATGGTTATCCTGTAAGCATACAAATAGCAGATAACGTACCATTCCCATCATCTTTATGGATGCTTTCATTTGAGCCGAAAAATTTTTGGATTTAGCTGACTCTTTTAGTTCATCCATGACGGCCTGACATCCGCCCGCTTTTTCCATAAAGTCAGTTTCAACAACTGTATTAAATGACAGTTCCAGCTGATACTCTTTCTGTTCCTTACCAGTTCCTACTAATACCTTAACCATAATGAACCCCTCCTTTCTAATTATCCCTGGCTTGCTGTCGGTGTAGAGAATGTAATGGATGACCTTCTTGCAATTGTGATCGTCATATCCCTAGCACCATTCACATCACCACCAACTGCAAATACACTGTGGCTTCCCTGAAAAGCAAATATACCATCCTTACCTGTCTCATCTCCAAAACGTACCTCATAAAAGCTATCGATATTGGCCTTATCGTCCACCTTCTTATAGTCCTCCGGTGTATAGTTCGCGGTAAATGCCATGTCAGAAGCCTTTCTAACTCCCGGGATTTTGGATTCATCCTCATCCTCCAAATCCGTAATATCAATCATATCCGGTGCCGCGCCTAAATCAGGATACTTCTTGATACGGCACAGCTTTGTCAAGCTTGATGCACTCGTTCCCTGAAATAAAAATGTTCCAATTGTGCTGCGTCCGTCAGCCATAATAAATTTCCTCCTGCACTGTGTATGTATGGTACTCAAAGTACTCTTAGCCTATTACCTGCTCCAAATAGTTCCTTTATCATCAACCTTCGCTTCGTACTTTGCTATATAGCGGAGGACTGAATCATCAACTACATTCTTAACTTCTTGTGGCCCGAATGTTCTGATCCATCCGTCAGAAACCATCTGCCCATCAGCCAATGCCATGATCGCTTCATTGTCCACAAGACTTGTATCTCCTTTTGTGTAAATAGTAATCTGTACCGTAGGCGTAACTGCGTTCTCTATGTTCTCACTATCAATTCGATCCTTTGCAATTGGATTATTGAATTGTTCAAACAGCAAATGTGGCAGTTTGGGAAGCGTCTGTGTTTCAAGCCTTGAAGTATTCTTGCAAAGCGGCTTCACTGCCATCTTAACACGCTCATATTGCTCAATTGCTATGTTAATCATGGAATACCTCCTTCGCCAAACTTAATACCTGTTCAATCATCTTTTGAGATGCATTGTACATGGGCATTTGTGCCCGTATGCCGTATGTATGATGCCACACACCAGAGGCATCCTGATAACTCCATCCGTTTGGGTCATCCCAGTGGCCTTTTCCCGGATAAGTCCCTGGCCCCATCCCCAGTTCTCCCGCTTTTGGGTTCTGGGTGCCGGCATATTTGATACCAGTTCCAAACTCCACAAACAGAATCATACCGGATGCCACTACGATTTTTAATCGTACCGCGCTATACAGGTTTGTATTTTCAATATAGGCCGTCCCAATAGGTTCATCATGAGATATTTTCCCGCTGATTGCCTGTAGCTGCGTATTTATATCCCTTGCCCCCATCTCAGCCAAACGGTGAGCAAAAATCTCATTCTTTCTATGGAGTTGTTCTTTGAACTGCTGAACCTGTTGGATTGCCTTATTAACACTCGCTTTATCCAGGGTCACTTTAATCTTCATCTGTTACCAGCCTCTTTTTGTATAAATCATATTCAGACTGTGATATGGCCTCGCTATTAAGCAAATGTTTCAGATATTCACTATCATCCATACTGTTTACTCTTTTCTTGATTGCGTATGCTTTCTGTCCGCCCCATTCTGCCAGTTTTTCCACCGTATAATCATAGGGGGTATCCGTACTCTCATCTGGCCTTATAACCGGCATTGTATCAATCCATAAAACGGAATGCTCATCTGCCTTGAAGTCCTCATTTGCGGTGATCATAATTTTGTCATAGTCTGAAAATGCACCAAATGGAGTGTTCTCAGTTGTTCCAGATGGGGTTGAAATACAAGCTGCTGATTTCCGTGGAATGGTATATTGTGGCACTGGCTGTCCTGTTGGCTTTCCATCTTTTATTCCCTCCATGTACCCAACATACATTGCATAATAAACGGTAGAGAGGTTCACTTGCAAATCCCTCATAATACCCCCACTTCTGGGATAATGTCATAGAAAAAATCAGATGGTACGCCAGCACCCCCATACTGTCTGGTTACTCCGGCTACAGTATGCTGTGTTTCTCCTATTGCCCCGTCTTTACTATAAATATAATCAGCAACGTTTATAACCACATGGGAATACTCCTTAAGAGCGGCTGCCGCTTTGGCTTCGGTTGCTCCGAATGGATACGCTTTCCTTATCACCTGGCGCTCCGCATCTTCCAGAAAATCATAAAGGGTCAGTACATCTACATCATCCAGGGATGTAATATCTTTTTTTATCCGGCGGCAAAACCGTTTGAATAATTCATCCTTTTTAATCTCCACTGCTTCTGCCATGCCATTCTCTCCTTACTGCCTTTCCAAAATCAGACCGATAAGAACACCCTTAGTTGCATCTTCTGTAAATTCAATGCCTTTTTCACCGCAAATCTCAGCCAACTTGTCCCGGTTCATGGCCTTAAGCTGCCATTCCTTAAATATTCCTTCTGCTGGATTATCATCTTGCATGTTTTCCTCAGAAGTCTTATCCATTTTTTTGTTTTCCTGGAAGGTGCCAGTGTCCTCCGGCACCTCTTCTCCAGGCCAGTAAAATTTCCCGCATACTTTTACCAGATGGTCATACTTCATATTACTGCCTCCCTTACGCCACCTTCATCAGATGAGTGTCCATGATCCTCTCATAAGTCGGCAGCACAATTTCAGAGCAAATACACTGAGTTACAAGTGGATGCGGAGTGGTAAAGGTATAAAGTGCCACGCCGGTATCAACAATGGAAAGCTCCCCGGTTGACTGATTTCCGGTTCTTTCCTCTGGTGTCCTGCCGTAACAAGTGTTTCCAAGCATTCCCGTCCCTGGCAACATAACCACCATATAATCAGGAACAAATGTCTTTGACTCTTTCGCCTCGTTTTTGTACATCAAATCATATATAACTATGGTTAGTTTCAGCTGTTCACGGAAGAACTTCTTTACAATTTCATCAGTAACCATAATGTTCACGCTTAAATTCTGAGCCAGAAGATAATTATGGATTTTCTTATTCTTCACAATCAGCTGAAATGTGTTGTCATTCATGATTGCTACGGTTGGGACCGTGCCGTATTCCTTCCTGTGTGCCTTCTGGGCCATCCTCAGGTCCTCATATGGGTCTGAATTTTCAAAGTCAGTCCATTTGTCGGTCGCTGTGGTTAATTCAACATAGTTTTTACTTTTATACACACCATCCGGGTCATAGTTATAATCGTAGTTTACTCCATTGGCAGAAATTGCAATCTTGGGTGCCCCATCGACTGGAGCAAGCAGCTGCCAAATCATACGCTCCGGCACGACATTTGCGCCCTGTATAAGATCTGTCGGCCCTACCATGATACGCTGCAAAATCTCTTGTACAAACGCCTCATCAGAATTCATCAGTTTCTCATACTCCGCTGCATCCTTTTCCTTCACCAGATATGACTCACGGAAGAAAGGCATTTCAGTTTCAATCTGTTTGAAACCGATTCTATCCCTTAGGGTTGCCTGTGCGTCATAGTTAGACGGAGTAAGGGATACGGGTAGTCCACTGGAACCATAAAACCACTTAAGGTCCATCAGGGGGGTCTTCTTTTTTGGAAATAATGTGGTTCCCAGATAGGGCGGAAGTCCAAGCGACTTCTGGTAGCTGTTCCAAAATACGCCCAAGGCCCTCGCTGTAAAAGCTTCATTTAATGGTAATGCAGGCATGATATACCTCCTTTATGTTTTATGTTGTGAGTTAATTGAAAAAAGTAATCCTCGGAAGCGCCGCCTTTGCCTCATCGGAAACGGTGATGCCATTTTCCGTCAGAACAGGTGTTTTGACCGATCCCTCAAAGATATACGTTCCAGGATGTTCCCCATATGTTACATCAACGTCATGGAGTAACAGACCTTTGCATGTGGCATCATTTGCCGGCCAGGGTGTTCCTGCCTTAACAATCTTCAACCCGTTTGCATCTGCTGTAACTCCGCTATCAGATACCATGCAGGCCGCTCCTTTAAAATCATTAAACTTCAAGATTTCTTTCGGCTGCCCATATGATTTTCCGGTTACCTTCATCAGTTTTACCTCCTATTTATAAAAGTCAAATGCGCTGTTCTCCTGCGCTTTCGGAAGAGAACTAGCAAGTTTCTCAGCAAATTCCACGTCTGGGGACTTTTCGCCTTGACTCTTCCCATCGTCACCGCCACCATCATCTCCCAAGGCGTCCGTTAACTCTTTTTCTTTAGCCTTTGCTGCAGCAGTGTTTTTAGATGCAAGTGTTTTTGTAAATGCCTGGACACTCGCCAGGGATGCCGACAGATCCTCACCAACAAAACTATCAATGAAGCCTGTGTAATCATCCTCTGTCAGACCAGCCTTCACCAGTTCCTCCGCAATCTTCACTTTATTCTGGGCCTTGATGTACTTTGACTTTTCAGTTTCTGCATCTTTCAGGGCCTTATCAAGCTTTTCTTGATCAGTCAGTTTATCAGCTTTCAGATCATCCAATTCCTTTTCAATGCTTTTCAATCGCTTAATTTCAGCGGCATCCGTTGCAGCCTTATTTTTTTCGGCCTGAATGTCAATCTGGTATGCATTTAAGATTGCTGTGATCTGTTCATCCGTTGCATCTGGGAACTGTTTCTTAATGTCCTCGCGTGTTAATGCCATATTTTCTCTCTCCTTCTGTATGCCTACGCTTTGTTATCGCGGGTTGCTCCGCTGGCACCTGCTGTTTTTACGCCACAACTGGCAAAATAAAAAGTACCAATCAAGCACCATTTCTGGCGTTATGAAAGGTACTCTAGGTACGCATTTTTGTCTTCTTTTGGAAAGTACTTCCTGTTTCCGGTTTGGTAGTTCAATACAGTCATTCCTTTACAACGTCTGCACCTGATGGCTGTATCTCCTCTGGTTTCTGCCAAAAGTCTATTACACCCCGGATTCGCGCACCGCACTTCTACCAGTGGCGATTTCTTTATTTTGGCTTTGTTCTCCATTTCCTGTTACTCCTGTCTTTGGGGTTGACTTTGCATCAAACCGTTTCTGCATCCGTTCCTTAGATTTAGAATACACTCTCTGTGGATCGCTAAACAGGCTAACAATTCCCAATGCAATTTCATCATCAACGCCACAATCTTGTAAAATCTGTAATGCCTGCGCCTTAACAAGCATGTTGTCTGTCTTGTTTCTGGTTATATTTACATCTATATCTCTAAGCTGGATATCCAGAATATCGTAGTTTCTTAGGATCCGGGTAACTACACGCAGGAACTCCATTTCTGACTTCTTTTCTATGGGTTCCCCGATTTCTTCCCGCTTTTCAGCAAAGTCCCAACCATTACGCAGATAAACCGCAGAGCCTGTATCTCCTCCGGTGTTCTGCTCTCTTGACGGCATGCCCTGTACTATCAGAAAAGATTTATAGAGGTCATCTTTTGTTACTTGGGTCTGGCTCTGATCCAACTGCGAGGATACCATATCCACATCTGCCGGCAGCCCAGGCTCGCCCTTAACAGTGACTGCTCCAAGGTTAACCATTTCCATGAATTTGGTTTCGTCAATCTTGCAGTTTACAAATTTCATAAAGGCTTGGACAAATTGTTCAATACCATCCATCCGGTTCGAGGTTGCATTGTTTATTGCATCTGATAGTGTGATAGTTAATTCAATAACCCCTATCCTCCGGCTATTCTTCGGATACTCAATTATGGGGATCGCATTAAGAGGATTGATTTTGCGTTCAATTATCTTACCGCCCTGTATCTTCCACCTCCGCTGCCTGGTATAACATTCATATATGTCCCCATCCTTTTCGTTTTCAATAATTCTTACCCCCATTGCCGCCTTTTTACCTATTCGTTTGGAATAAACCACGAAAGCCAGCCGCGGGTCTAAAACATCAAGTGTAAATGGGCATTCGCTATTCTTCACATCTGCAGCCTTGTTTGGCAGTACAAACCTGTATGCGGTGCCACATACATTCTGCCAGGTTCCAAGTTCAACATCCCAATACGCTTTATTCTCCAACCTCATAAGTGTATTCAGTTCATTTATCTCTGTTGAAATATCCCTATCAGGGGAAGCATTCACATATTGTATTGGCTCACCATAGTTCTGGGCCGTGTGAAAATTGGTAGCATCAAACGCATAATTCTCCACAACCCTATTGCAGATTTCCGGCCTGACTTTTTTATAGCGGTAAAGGATGGGTTGGTCGCCACGGTAATAGTTATCCAGATATTCGATCTCACCGCGGTTGATCTCATGATACACCAAGGCCTTATTCAGGATTTCAACAACATTGTTATCATTAATCGCCAATTCATCCGTGGAATAAACCCGGCGGCCAAAAAGATTCTCTCTCTTTTTATAGTTCCTTGTCCGTATTGGTTTCATGGTTCACCTTCTATGTATTATCCAGTACTGCATCATGCGCAGTTGGTTGATTGCAAAGGCGGCCAGGGGTGGGGCCGCCATAACGGAAGTACAATGGGGTCATAAAAATATGACCATCCATATACACCATAACACAAAACCATGTCCCGTATTCTGGCAACTTAATCTTTTTCACGATTTAAAATTACGAAGAATCTCTTGCGGGCTGCATAAAACTCCTTGTCCCGGTAGGGCATACACATGACCTGTTTTAGATACCAATAGGGCCTATCTTCGGTTACGTTCTTGATTATGTACTCTGCAAGGCCACAATCTCCTCTTATGTCCTCAGAACTTTTGTTTGCAGCATATTCAACCAAATTAACCTTCTGACGTAATCTGGGGGTTTCCTGGCGGCTTAATCCATCTATCCATTCTTTATACTGCATGGAGAATGCAACCAGCTCCTGCCTGCGCTCATCTGATATTCCATATTGTGATAGGTTTACATATCTTTTACTCGGCAATTGCATCACTCTCCTGACTTCTGATTTCACATCTCATTAATTTTTAAGTACAAAAAAACTACCAAACCAAATATTGATAGTTGGTAGTTAAGCCTCTCTTGTTTTAACTTCTATAAGCTTTTTATTCATAAATACAACATTTATATATTGTTCTGTCTTATGACCGTAAATATTTGTTAACTCCAATTTTATACTGAATACATGATCCATCAAATCTTCATCTTTTATTACATGATGAATCTTTACGTATCCATTATTAATATCTAATGTCTGGATTCCATCAATGCTAAATACCCTCGATGTTGTGCTATTTTTATCGTTCCAGTCACCATCAATTCCAATTATGTTACTATTCTTAGCAATAGCCCCTACAATAGGTACTTTGGTAATATTTTCTAATTCTACATCCAGAATATAACCATTAAATGCATCTTTGACTTCTTTCAATTCGCATTTATCTAACAAAATATTTACAAAGGCTTTATATGGTATTTTCTCATAGTCCAACATACGTTTATTCATATTATTGGCTTGAATTCCCAAAAAAACCGTAGCTCCCCCCATTACAATAGTACCAAAATAGGATAAATACTCACCGGGTTCCCATACGGACACCATTATATTATGTGGAGGATACATAATATTTATTATTATTGGCACAAAAAATATTAATAAGACAAAAATAAATGTCATTACAGCAATAGTTCTCTTCTTCATACTCCCTCCTCCTACTATTTTCAAGTATACCGTACTTTTCTCTAACTATCAATATTCAATTTTCAATGTCCTATTTCAAAATTCGCTACCAAGGACGCTGCATAGGCTCACACCAACCTGCATCCCCTTTCCAAAAATCAATCAGCATCGCCAATGAATCTGGTGCGTCATCATGGTCGTTCTTTCCTTCAACTGATAAAGATGTTACCTCTGCCATAAACTCTCTGTATTCTTTTCCAGCATTTTTATCTCCAATAAAATACAACTGTTTGATTTCTGGCGCATACTGCACCATACGAGTCATTTTGCTTTTATCGCTCCCGGTCATACGGTTTGTGATATTGCAAAAGTACCCTGCACTCTTGATATTTTGGTCAATTACATCGCTGTACATATGACCACCATTGTTCCCCTCTACCCGTATTAATTGTATTTTGTGTTGAAGAATCTTACCTTCCACCAATGGCATTGTGATAGTTTTATCTCCCTTTGAAAAAACCACATCATGAACATACCCCCGTCCTTCATAAACATATAAAATCGGCATTGCAAGGCAATCACCGCCCCCCCATGCCACATCTATTGCAGCTATGATTGCATCAGGTTGCCCAGATGGAAGGACACCATTGTATGTTTTTAATTCCTCGGCCGGGAACAACAAACCCTCTCGTTTAAATGGACGCCCCTGATACTTCGCCATCCACTCATTATTATCCAGTGTCTCTCGCAGGTTCTTATAATACTGTGTTGAAAACCCTTTTCCAAACTTGTAGATGAAATTACTCTCATCATTCTCATTCAGTGCCGGAATAACCCGGAATCTATACCTTGGGTCATCCTTATGCTGCGCCTGTACTTTCCCCAACGGATCAGCCACATTCCACCGGGTTCCAACCATCAATTCTTTGGCATTATCCAGCTTACGGTCAAGAATCTTATTCAGATAGTCCTGATATTTCCCCTCTAAGCGCTGTGGACTTAGGGATTCCTTGCGATCTTTTATCAGGTCATCCGTGTATAAAAGGTTTGCCGCTTCCACAGCACCTGTTGTGGTTCCTTCAATGGATCGGCAGGTCAATGTGGGGAACCGGCTAGGAGTATTGAGGTTGATCGCCTCATCTTCTGCGGATGAACTTTCAAAGGTGACCCCCGGGAAAACATCCTTCCAGCAATATTCCTCGCTGCTGATAATATTCAGAGTTTCTTTGTAAAATCCTTTGGTAAGAGGGTCCGAATGGCCTGACATAAGGTTTGCAAGATCAGGATACTTTCCCATCTGCCAAGACATGAAAAAGATACAGGTTGTAGACTTACCAACTCGCGGCGGCATGGACACGCCTAAAAAATCTATCTTTCCATCTTCCAGGTCCTGCAGGTCCTCAACCACCACTCGAAGCACATGACACCGCGGCAGATAGAACTGTTTTTCAGGAATACGCTTATGTTCCACATACAGTAGATACTCATGGAAGTAATGCGGTGCCAGAAATAGAAGTGACCGAATATATAATTCATAGAACCTGGTATCCTTCCTGGCAAGTGCATTGGCCTTGTTTTCAATTTTCCGTGCAAGTTTCAATGCTTGGACACGGTCCTCATCCAGTAAGTTCCGGCACATCTCAAAAAGCATAGAGAGATTGTCATACTGGTTCAGGTCTGTTTTTAAAAGGCGATTTACAATTTGACTGTTTTTTGACAATGATATCTCATCCTTCTATAGCATATATATTTTTATTTTTTATTAAAACATTCGTTCATCGCTTTTTCCTCCTCATTGGAAGTCCATGCTGCTTCAACCAGTTATTTGACATATTTCTGTGTACATATTTCTTTCCAACATTTGCAAATACTTTCCCCACTCGAATGGACATCTCGTGTACAGCCTCAAAAAACTTCTTCATCTCAGAAGCAAGTCCACATATCGCATCATCGTTCAAGCTATCAGAATCAATTTCTGGAATGTCCTTCATTTTCAGGATTGGTTCATGGTCTTCTCCCATAAAATACTTCTCTATTTTCTCTTTCTCCTTTGGTGGCATGATATCCTCCCTTTTCTGCACCATTAGTTACAGTAATGGGGCGAACTGGTATCGAACCAGCACCCTCCGGTTTTTCAGACCGGCGCTCCGTCCTCGTAAGCTATCGCCCCTCAACGGGATCCCTCCCGTTAGCAACTTTGTTTATCGTGCCATGCATTTGCACTATCCGGTTCCAATTGTCACCAGCAACCTAACCCTCACGACAGATTCGCTCCGCCTTAACAGCAAACAGCTATGAGGGGGAAAGGATAAAGGCGAAATACCTCGCATGAATACGTCACATTCATGCTATTGGAGAGAATGGGATTTGAACCCATGTATAACCAGATAGCCTCCGGCCCCCTTGCCTGACTTGGGTATCTCTCCTGAATCCGGCCATTTCTGGCCGGACATGTATACCAGACTTATTCACTACTCGTATTGGTGTTACAAACTGCCTGCAGCATTCCGCTTATCGCATGGGATAAGACTTACGCTCCTATGCCGCAGGCTACAGCTATACCGGATGCCTCGACCTGTCGGATTCATAGGACATCCCAAAACCTTCCGAAACCGCAGGTGGACTTGATTTTATGAATTTCACCCATTCCCATATATAGAACAGGATAATCCCATAGCAAGTAACAATCATTTTTTAATCCTCATTGATAAACGTAACCGGAACAATCATCTCTGGAAGGAAGTTAACTTCGTAATGGTATTTATCCACTTCCGCTCCGCTAACATCCTCAATTACCCACAGTGTCCAATCATTTAACCCTACAGAATGTTTTTTATATTCGCCTGGTCCTGTTTCGACAACTGCAATGATACGGTCATTCTTCAAGGTAAAGGAAAAAGCCCCAACCAGTTCAAACAGTGGCTTGTCACTACGCGCATTCAAAACAGTCAGACGCCGAATCACATTAAAATTGTCCGCCTGCTGAGATACATTGCTTGACACTCTCTCTGCCTCCGTACATCCATAAAGCAGGATAAATGCAAATAACACTACTGCAAGGAACTTTATTTTCTTCATGGATTTCCCTCTCAAACTCATATCCTACCTCCAGTCATAAACATATTTGCGCAGGAGCATATCCCACACAAGATGCAGAACAGCCTATAATAGAACCCTTTTCCTTCCAAAAAAGCCCAGGCAAAAAAAGCAACCATAAAGGCATTAAATACAATTAGCAGCACATTAATCATTGTCATTTCCTTTCCATGGACTGACCTCATAGGATGCCACCTCTGATAATTCCACCGTTATTGTTCTAGTTTTGTCAAGGGACCAAAATGTCAATTCGGCCATCTTATGTATTGCATCTGATAATTCTTCTGTCATTTCTGCTAAATTATTCTCTGAGCTAATCTGCCCATATAGAATATGCCCGCTCTTAAGACCAAACCTCACGAACCACTTATTCATGAACTTTCCTCCAATCCTACGATCCTGTTTGCCAGCCCAACCGTCATATCTGCGGCCTCCTCTGGGTCAATTACTCCTTCGTAGTACTCGATCAAATAGCCCGCAATAGAATCTACCAGAGCCTTATACCAATCTCCCCTTTTTATTAACTCGTTACGAACAACCTCTGCGGCCACAGCAAGGGTCATACTGTATTTGACATTACACGGATCCAGAACAAACTCCCCTGCACCCCATGGAATATTTAATTTTGCAACTGGAATATGCCCAGGGTGAATACTTATATCCGCTCCTGTCACAATACTGTTCACTTCTTTTCCGTCAATTTTAACTGAATATCCATACTTCTCCTGTGTTCTAATCTCTACCCTTGCCATCATCTTCTCCCGTTCCGTTCCACTCCCAGTAAGGACCTCATAAAAATTTCTGCTTGTATACGTGCCTCTTTTTCATCAAACCTTTTCTTAAACTCCTCATATACTTTTACCTGTATTTCCACCATTTGAAGTATAGAAAGTACCATTTCTGAATTAACAAATCCCACTTCGACACCGCCTTTTTGTTTTTTATTTTTTTTAATTACCTTACAGCCCTATATACAAACGGCAACAATGGGCAGCTAAAACGTATTAATCGATTTGTCTTCCTCTTTCTGTAGGGTTTCAATCCAATAAGATTCCGGTAGGGGCATCCAGGCCAGTACCATTGTTTGATGTTCTTCCTCGTTCACCGCGCACACCCAAGTCTTTTCAGATCTATAAGAATACCCTATTCCTCCGTGATCATGAGCCGTCAATACCGTTTCATAAGTTGCTGGCAATCGCTCTGCTACCGGTATCCATTCTCGACTCTTTTGCAAACTTTCATACTGTCTCTTATACCAATCCGCTCTTTCAGTTTCATTTGACCATGGTGTATTTCCCATCTCACTTCTCCTTCCGAAAATTTTAAATTTGAGTGTGTACATTCCAACACCGCAACCATCTTTACTCTAAAGGTCTGGAAAACTGTGTCTTTATCCTCTTCTGCTCTTCTGTATAAGCCATATGAACACTCCTTTTTCTTTAAAATTTGGATGGGGGACTCATATGCCGCCAGGAATCCCTCGAATATACCCCCTGGCCCCCTATCTTATGTTTTGTTTCATCAATAGCCACAATTCAATGGGCACAATATTCATTCCGTTCAACTATGCGCGAAAGACAGCTTTCGCGCAGTCTTGATCCGACACTATGCATAAAACAGCGTCACATCATTGTGCAGATTGTACATAAGCAAGGCAATCAGCATCCTATTGTCCCTATTGTGTCTCACTCATCCATCATTATCTGACAATACTCCACTGGCAGAGGACTGAATCTCCTTGAAATCTGCATCTATGATGCCACTGTCATCTCCTGAATCCGGGAGCCGTTGGGCTATGTCATCTGCACTCATGCGATCACCAAGGGGTAAGTCTGTAGTTATGTTAACCTCTGACCTGTCCACATAGCCGTGGTTGTTTTTGGACAGGAAAATGAACGTCACCGGGTTTATCTTGCCTTTAAGGGCTAAAAATTCATTATATGAGGCAATTAATTGCTTTGCTTTTTTTATAACGTCTCTCCTGTCTGGGCCATTTTCCCCATGTTCCCACCGGTTTAATGTGCCTCTAGTGACCCCACAAGCTAGTGCAAGCGCCTCCACGCCAGGGCGTATACAGTTATCCTTGCACCAGTTAAAGAACCATGCCACACGCTCTGCAAGCTGATCTCTATTGCCTGTGTCTATTGGAGGAAGGTTGTATAACTCTATCATCTGGGATATGGCTTCCTCCCTATCTTCTGGCTTTACTCCCTTGTAACGGCCTCCAGATACAGGGCTTGCCTTATTTGCCTTGGCGACAGGTGTAAGCATCCCGCTGGGGCTTTGATCGCTCTCCTGTTGCTGGTTTGCAATCCTTTGTGCCTGCTGAACCGCCTTATACTCCGCTATCACATCCGCATGTTCCGGCCCCAGTTCCCTTTCCAGCAGTCCGGGTTTGTATGGCCTGGTTCTGGGCCTGCCTATTTTCTTTTTCTCCTCTTCCATCTCCCGGCCTCCTTTCTGAGCAAAATAAAAAGCGCCTATCCTGGATTGCCCAAAATAAGCGCTGTACATAATCTTTATCTAGTTCCAGGGGCTACGCCTGGTTGCTTGTCCCCTACATTTTAACAAACTCTATTCTTGTTTTGTATCCAAGGGCCGTGGCTATCTCTTCCAGATCCGCCGGGGTGAATGCCCCTCGCTTTAACCGTTGCCCCATATTCTGGCGTGTGGTCTTTAACCGCCGGGCCAGCTCTGCCGTGCTTACACCTTCCAACGCCATTAATACCTTTATTTGATCCGCTGGCGTGTAATCGTTAATATCCACGGCTATCTCCCTCCGCCTGCCTGCGTTTATATATAGTGTAACAGAATGCGTTTACATTCGCAATCCCGGAATGTACATTCGTTATACTGGCCCGAGGGTTGTTAAACCATTGCAAATAATGTAGTTTACGCCTTTTCTTCTACATACTCCATTATCTGCCCCGGCTGGCATTTCAACAGCCTACACAGATTGCATAGTACCTCACAGGTGACATTCCCATTGTCAACCAGCTTATATATTGTAGCCCTGTGTATACCGTTATCAATCAGCCACTGCTTTTTGTGTCCTCTTTTTTCAAGCATAGCCCATAGCCTTGTAAAATCCATATATCCATTCTCTCCATAATTCGCCATAAGTCCACCCCACTCTTAGATATAGTATCAATTCAATAATATTCTATTTTCATGTAATTGTCAATATTCTATTTTCGTGTAATATGCACAATATTTTTGTTCTATTTTCGTGTAATATGCAAATTGCAAAATATTCTATTATCGTGTAATATATAGACATAAAGAAAAGCGCTACACAAAGCGCCAATCTTTATAAACCAATTGAGAGGAGGTGGACATGATGGGATTGATAGCCATCCTCGTTATCAAAGTCTTTATAGTAGCCGCTATACTGACAAGCATTAACGAGTAATCCACCGAAGCAAGTACCAGTGTCGTGAGACAACCGGGAACGCTTCCCTCACAATTGAAATATAACATATGACTACCCAAAAATCAAGCAAAAACAAGGAGGTAAAACAATGAGAAACGAATATAAAGCACATCACACAGCATTAACCAGAGGTTATGTAAGCATTAAGGCAACCGAAGGAATCAAGGAGCCGTACAAAGGTAAGTTTGGAGAGGGTTACACAATTCGGAGCCACAACCCTAACAGCACACGCTATTGCTACATCACCTATTATGTAGCCTAACCACAATACACCCGCCCACCAGGATCAGAGAGGAGAAAGTGATAATATGAAGAACCTATATCTGGAAGATAAGGAAGGTAATTTAATTTACTGGGTAACGGAGCGCAACGGGGAAATTATCCGGGAATATCCGGACGGATACACCGAAGTAGCAAATGTACAAGAAATTGAGTTATACAACAGATAGGCGGCATCTGCCGCCCCTCTAATGCCGGTATCCGGTCGCAACCCCGGAGGAAGTCGCAGAGCGGAGGAAAACAGAAATCATAGGCGAAGTAGTAACGTCCTGGCGGTTGAATCAATCAGCCGGGATCGTGAAAAGTAGCCGCCATCCATAAGGAGGAAAAGAGAAATGAGAACCTATGAATTTTATGTAAAAGCCGCGGATTACTTTTTCCGCAAGGGCAACCAGAAACTTTTCAACAACTTTTATCGTATCGTAAAAGAATTGCAGGCACGAGGCCATAGCGGAATTTGACCGCACATATACGGCGGACCCGGCCCCCAGGAACAAGGAGAAAAAGAAAAAATGAAAAAATATAATAAGGAACTTTTTGAGGCTATGATAAATGATTGGTTGGCTGACCATGGCGAGGAGATGGAGGATTTAAAAATCGAGGAGATTTATCTGGGGGAAAACGGCTGGGAGTCATACGCGCATGATAATAAGGCCGCGTATCTGCTGACCGATGACGGTACAGGAAATATTTGCATTAATTACATCGGCGCATTGTAAAATTCCCGGCCCTCAGGGAGACAGGAGAGAAAGTACAACATGAAACAGATCGAGAAATGGTTACAGGATAATAACATCACATACTGTACCGCAAAATGGGGTAATCCTGATTATTTTAATGATGGATTTACGGTATGCGGGTTAATGGTGACGTTTGATTTTTACCAGGACCGGGACGCCCCCGCTAAAATGTCCGCCTTTGAGCGGTACATGGGCCGGAAACGAGCCTATAATTGCGAATACTATAAGTACGGCGCTGGCTGGTGGATCCGCGTCTTAACAGCCGCAGATGCGCCCAAACTGGAGGAACACGAAAAGCGCGTTTCCGATGCCGTAGAAGCATTTTGGCAGGCGGAGCACGCCCGCAGACAAGCAATGCAAAAAGCCTCATAATTCAGGCCGTTAGGATTTACCCGGGTTCGATTCCCGGGCGGCTCTATTTCAGGTCATCCACCTATGTATTGACCCTGCAACGGTTTTGGATCACGCCGTATAATGTGATCCGCTACGACTATACAGCCGTGAAAAGCACTCACGACACGCCTGGCGCCTGCCCGCTGCATACAATGAGCCGGCTACTGCGGGACGTGTCACGGCCCATAATTGACCGTACACTCAGCCCACCGGCGACACATTATCCAGTACGCAATCTGGCCTAATGTGCCCTTTTTGGCGTTGACAATGGCCCATAATGGCATTATAGTGTATGTAGGCATGATTTCCTGGTTCATTGCGAAAAGGCTCATAGCGTTCGTTTTAGCGCCATGACACGGATTTGTTATGCCGGTTCGCAGGTAAGGAGTGCCCAAATTCCCCCAGTATTTTATCTGAATATTCTGACATTTTATTATATCTTAGAACAATAAAAAACTGGCCCGATTTCTCCAAAAATCCGGGAGAAAATTCATCTGTGATTTTGGAGAAGTCGGGGCCTCAAAAATTATTTGTTCAATTTGCACATAGCAAAACGGTTGCTGACATAGTCGTGCTATGAAGTTTTATTCTGAGCTTTCTTCACTACGTTTGTTTCATCAAATCTCTTCCTCGTATTTACCACTTTCCGGTTCTTAATGCGCTTCCTTTCACGTTCGCCTGTTCCTTTAGCATTCCGGCGCCGTGTTCCGTATGCGTTTCTTCCTCCCATTCCTACCCTCCAATCTCTTCTGCATCTGCTGGATGTACCCATCAAGATATATGATTGGTACATCAACATCTATGTCTTGCTGCTTTCCAATCACCAATATCTTTTCCGGCCGAATTGTTGCTACCATAAAGCGCAGCCCCATTTCAAAGTAGTATTTCCCCTGTTCCGATAAACACCCGTTATTGCTCACGGCAATGATGCTATTACATGGCAGGCCATCTAAGCACCACTGAAAGCTTTTCCTGTCGCTCCATCCGGCCGTGGGTATGATATTCACTCCATTTTGCTGCATATAATATGCCAGAGCCCTGTTCCTATAACAGTTCCATATTTGCATGGCTGTTGGCATATCTGCATAAATCGAAAAATCGGGTGAGCATATATACTGGAAGTTCTGAAGCAGTGCAAGGTATTTGTCAGGATCGTTCCATATTCCGGTAAATCTCTTGTCATCAATAAAAAAATGAAGAGTAGATTTTTTAGGAACTATGCAGTGTCTAGCCTCACTATATGGAACGGGATTACATGGTTCAGCATCAATATGTATTGGCTCTAACTGTGGAAATCCGTAGTTGCCTACCAATTCTGCACCTTTGATCAGATACTCTCTCATTATATCATTCATATTTACCCCTTCTTCAGTGCATTTAAGATCTTCTGGGCCATCACAGCAACACCGATTGCCTTTATTGCCAATTCTATGGACGCCTTATATATAGCCTGGAATCTCACTTCAATTACATTATGCTTAGCACCTGCTGTTGTTGCTTTCCAGGCGCATCTAACACTACTTTCAAGCTTATCCATCCTATTCTTGGTTTTCTCTAATTCATTATAACAAAATGCACAAGATTCAAAATTACTTCTCGGCGGTCTACTCTCATTTAAAGCAACCACATCTTCAATAAGTTGTTTCACTTTTTCGTCCATTTTATCACCATCCAACTAACTTTATGCTATTACATTTCCTACACATTAATTCGTATGTCAGTTTAGCAGTTTCTCTATGATAAATTTCGGTACATAAACCACTCCATTTTCTTCGTTATCTCTTAAGTAGTGTTTTAAATCTGCTTCCATAATAATCCACTTTTTCAGCGCTTTAATACCCATCTCGCAGGCCTCAAGTCCTTCCAATGTTTGATGTGCACCATCAGATTTAGCTACTACCTGTCTATCAAATACCGCTAATATATTCATAGCCTCTGTTTTTGTCATAATCATTCCCTTTCTGATTATAATTTAAATATCAGTATTAACTTTAAGACTGCCCTGGGGCCTCAGATTTTCCGGTGACCATCTCTCGTATGTATCGATGAGGCACGTTGCAGTTTACTGCATTGATCACCAGTTCTGATTTTGTGCTCTCTCGCATGATTCTATAAAAATCCGAAAAAGTCACTTCCACTCTATCCTCTTTTGCAAATGCATCTAAAATAGTTGCCATATGTTTTTTCCATCCTTTCTTCTCAAAATATCAGTTTTACTGAAATTCTGACATTGTGCTTATTACTTTCCTAATTCGGTCTTCACTAACCCGGTATGGCCTTTTACGCAGACTATTATCTGCAATAATTTTTGTATATACCATTCTTGGTAATTCAAACAGTGCCACACATTTTGGATACAAGCGCACCGCCTGGTTTCGTATCTCTGAATCAATTTCATCTCTTCTTGTCATAATATTCACTCCTCAAATGATGAAGCAACTGGTTTTTTTAGTGGCACATACACAGTGCTTTCTGCATTCGCTTTTCCCCACACTACCCACATTACATCCATCAGCGGTGAACCAGATCCGCGTTTACCAAATAAAAAATCTGGTCTCCATGTTAATGGTAAAACAAATTGTGGTCGATATCCCCAAAACAAATCATAGCGTTTTTTAACATGCCAATACTGTGATTTTAACAGGAACGCAAATGACACCCCATATCCAATACTGCGCTCAATGAATTCCTGCGATTGGCTAAAGGGGGGATTTGTGATAATCCAATCACATTTCCGATATTCTGCGGACAAATAGTCCGTACCAGTAATAATATCGGTTCCGATCACCTTATAACCGTTCTCTTCCATTACATCAACCATGTGACCTTTTCCACATGCAGGCTCCCATATAACCGTATCAATAGGCAAATTTAGGAAATCTAATAATGCTTGCGTTACTTCCGGTGGCGTTGGGTAATAATCGCTCTCCATACGTTTATACGCCGTATTCCCTCCGTTAATACGGCTTCCTGTTTTGTTTTCCATCGTTTCTCCAATCTTGAAAATGTTAATCTTCTTCTCGATCTAAATCCAAAACAGCCACACCATCACTGTATCCTATGTCAGCAAGACCATTAACACTATATTTGTCCATGCTTAATCCCCAACCTGTACTCGGATATAAATGGACTGCCTCAACCTCAAATTCTGGATTCTCCAACAACTTTTCTGCCAATTCTTTCGCTTTCATGTATTTCTCCAAATCTTAATAGGACTTACACTGGGGAGCAGACCTACCGGTTGCAGTCTCCTATGTATCCCCAGATGCCTAAATGTTAATTT